GACGTTTCGCCACAACTATCCCAAGTTCTGCGCCAGCATTGACACGTTCTGTTTCAGCCTCATGTAACCATGTTGAGAAGTTGAGAATCTTTTGGTTCTTGCATTCCCATACGAGGCGTGGGTCTGTGCCTGCGATGTCACCTTTGTCGTGGATGCCGTGTAGCGTGCGACGTTCCACGAGTGGGTAAAATTGTTTCAGGAAGTTCACTACGAACGTTTCGAAACTGGTTCCTTTAGCGCGTTCCTTTGACATGTGCCGTCTCCTCTGCTAGTAGTTGGCGGAACAATGCGCTTCGGTTAATGCCACGTTCTTTACATAACTTTTTGACTACATCCATTTGTTCGGATGTGAGACGTAAAGCGATGATTGCTGTTGAACGTGTCTTGCCTGTCGGGTCTACTGTTCTGTGGTTAGCCATTGGTTACACCTTTCATTTCGGTGAACGCTGTGCGTAACGTGGATAGGTCTTTTTGTAGGATTTGTCCAGCCCAGTTCAAGCCTGCTTTTTCTGCGACTGCGCTAGGTGTCAGCCCTGCTTTCTCGCAAGCATCGACGAATTGCTTGACTTGTGTTTTGGTTAGTGGTGAGTTCTCGTCGGTCACGGTGGAAGCCACAGCCTTGCCTGCTTGTGGCTTCCCCGCTATTGCCGATTTGTCTTCCCATTCTGATTTAGACCAGAGCGATAGGCAGATGCCGAACCGCATGGATGCATTGCGTAGGAAGTCGCCGACAAGTTCTTTGTCTAGGTCGGGTTTGTCTGCACGCACAGAGCCGACACCGAGGATTGATTTGCCGAGGATTGTGAGGTGTGCCCACATGACTGCCATGCCGTTTACTTCTGTGATTGCTGGTCTGCCGTTCACCCATCCGCATGGTTCCCATGACCACATCGGGTCGATGTCGATGAGGATGCGTGTGATTTCTGCGTGACCTACGAAGTCCAGTTGGATGCCACCTCTCGGTAGTTTCCCGACGATGGACGGGTCTGGTACTGCGTATTTGGTGAGTATGTCTTCTAGTTTCATTTCGATTCTCCTTTTTGATTTTGTAATTTAATTTGATTTATCCATTTAATACATTGGTCTTGAATTTCTTCGGCGGATTTATTGCCAATAACATTAAAGATTTCATCTTCAGTTGCTCCATCTAATTCTTTGGTATGTAGATACAACATGATGGCTACTGATGTCATTGCATTAAACCATTCGTCTCCGTCTAAATACAAATCATCAACTTCTAGTTTCATGCTCGTTCACCTTTCAAGAGAAGCGTTCTGTTTGTTACTTTCTTACTGTATTTTTCTGTTATTGCTGGTTCCATTGCTTTGATTGCTTTGATGTCTAGGCTTGACCATGTTCTGCCTTTCCATGTGGCGATGACTGTGCCGTTCACGGTGGCGTATTCGTTGGAGCCAATCATTTCGCACAGTTCCGCTTTCAATCTGTCTTCCATTTCTGTGTACGCTTTCAATTCTTTCTTCACATGTTTCAGTTGTTCCACTAGTTCTGATGCTGTTGGTGGTAGTTCAACTGTTGTGCCTGTCGGTTTCTGGTAGCGGGTGCTAATAGTTTCGTATGACCAATGCACGCCGTCTGGGGTGATGCCGAGGTCAATGGATGTCAACCATTTCGCTACAGCGTCACAATGCTCCTGCTTTTCGGCGTCGGTTATCTTCTGTTCATGGATGTAGAGAACCATTGTTGAGTCGAACACAGCCCATGTGATGAGGTCCACATCGGCGCAGATGGCTTGCTGGATTCCTTGTATACGCCAATAGTCAGGCAGTTCACCTTCCCATTCTCGTGACATTGTTTTGATTTCCAGTACCTTGCGGTCATCACCGTTCTCATATAAGCCGTCGAGGGTGGCTATCATGCGTGCACCTTCGGGTGTTTCTGCGGCGAACATTTCTTCTGGTGTGGTATATGCGATACCTGTTTTGTCTACAGCCCATTGCAACACGAACGGTTCGAGACGGTTGCCTCGTTCCATCGCTGGGTTCGGTGGTATCGGTGATGGTGGTACGTCGCCTAATAGTTCGGCTGCGTATTTGTCTGCTGGTACGAACGGGTGTAGCCCGTAGATGGCTGCGACTGCTGACGCTGATACCCGTTTACGTTTCTGTGAATCCCAGAATCTGAGGTCTAGCCAGTCTTGTTCCCCGTGTGTTGGTTTTGCTATGCGTTGTAGCGTGATGTTCATGTGTTTCCCTTCTCGTATTTGATACTTGTAATACTGTATCGCACATTAGTGTGCGTGTCAACTGTTAAGACAAGATTTTTATTTGCTCAATCATCTTCAAAGGGATAGCAAGAATGTGGTCTGATGACTCATCGATATATGATTGGGCGATAACCATATGATTCGGTTTGGCGTCAGGTAACAGCCAACCTACCGAGTGAACTATGGCAGGGTCTTGTTCGATGTCTGATGATGGCATCCAGCCTGTACTCACCGAATGTGCGTCATGCCAGATGACTAGCACCATCGTATGTTTGTACCCTTCGGTCATAGCATCAGTTTACTTGCTGAGGTATCCGCTGTGATGGGGCTGTTTTAATCATGCGGTCTAATGCTTCTAACGCTTCGAAGAATTCTTGTTCTTCTGTGTGGCTTGCGACCCTTGCTTTAACCAAGAATTTCCTTATATTGTATAGCGTTTCTCTTGTCATAGGACTTGACAAGATAGCAGGTCGACGAAATGTTAATCGGTTGTTTCTGAATAATCTGCGTGGCTCATTGCCATTAGTTTGCCGTCAGGTTTATACGCTACCCATGTCGGGGCGTCTGGGTCGCAACGGCAACCAATAGTTTTGTTTGGCTGATGCGTAACTAACGTGTTACATTTGTTGCAGAATGCTGTCGGCATACTACTTCTTATGTTCTTTAATATGACCTTCTAAATCTTCAACAACTTTATCAACTTTAACTTCCACCCTGCTGACACTACCAAATACGTGTTGCAACATACCCGCAACAACAGCATGGTCTTCTTGATTTTCTTTACGGAACTGGGCGAGAAGCGCAACAATCACACCGCCTACCGCTGTAACCACAGCAGACAATATGAGTGCCCACCCGCCGTCCATTATGCAGGCTTACTCTTCGCTTCGAAATCCAACACCGCTTGAGGGATATCCTCACCAGCGACATAACGGATATGCCACGGCTCAGATTGAACTTCCCAACTGAACCCATACTTATCACAGTTCTGCAACATCCAATCTAAACGTGCACCGTTCGCTGACCAAACATCAACAGCCAAACCCCACCCATGATTCGATGTGCCTGGGGATGCCATCGGAGCCATCCCTTTTTTAAGAAACCATTTCTTGCCCTTAAAAGTACGTGTCGTTCCTGAACCTGTATCCTTCTCAACGAACCGTGACATGAACCCTGCCAACTGTTGCTCGAAAGAACGGTAAGCATCAGCAGTTGATGTCGGCTTAAACGGCTTAGTTCCTTCAGCCTGCATAGCGGCGGCGTGCATTGCTTCCCATGCCCGTGCCGCAAGATGATGCAGTTTCCCTGCAGGTGTGATAGGGCGCAACAGAACTTCAGGCAAACGCCCGTTTGTCGCTCCCTTCAAATCTTTAGGGAGTTTAACTTCGGTTACAGGAAGTTTCATTTCTTCTTCTTAGACTTCTTCCCGTATTCTTTCATGCGTTCTTTAGCACCTTCCATTTTCTCGTGCTTCATCTTCGCTTTCTTTGAAGAATACTTCTCACCTTTTGACATTACTTTGCCTTCTTCTTTGCTGTGCCGAACGCTGCCGAGATTTCTTCCGATGTCAACTCGCCATCAACCGACGCTGCAGCAAGTTTCTGCACAACACCAAACAGAGCGGTGAGACCAGCAACACCAGCGGATTTGACGACATCCACACCGAGGATTGCGCCACCTGTGATGATAGGTAACGCTGATGCGATGAACAGCGACACGAGGCGTTGTCCGAGGTCGAGGGCTTTTGCGATTGCTGAGTTCATTCTGTGTCCTTTTGTGTTAGGGATATAAGCGAGTGTATCAAAATACCTGCACCTGTTAACAGTAATGCCTGTCTTAAGGTAGGACCTGACAAGGTGATTAGAACCATGCCTGTACCCACCCACGTCCAAGTGTTCTCCATGATGTAGGTAATTATCCGTTTCATCAGCGTCTTATTCTAGTAGATGGGATTGCGGCGATTAAGGCTCCTGCGGCTACTAGGGTTCGGCGTGTTTTTACAGGGATGTTTGACCCTGTTGGCACATAGTTCTCGAATTGTGAGCCGAAGATGTTGATGGTTTTTTCGAACGCTTTTTTGACTTTTGTTGGGGCTTCCTGGATTGCTTCGGTGAACGCTTCTAATTGTTCTTCGGTGAGTTCTTCTACTTCGATTTGTTCGAATAGTTGTTCGGCTTGGGTTTCGGTGATGGCGGCTAGGACTTCGGGGCTGGATGCTATTTCGGTGGCTTGGTCTGAGGTGATGTCTGCGGTGAGGACTTGGGTGATGGCTGCGACTATTTGTTCAGGTGCGGCTTCGGTGAGGGTGTCTAGGATTTGTTCTAGTTGTTCGTCGGTGACTGGTTCATCTGCTGGTATTTCGATGACGGTTTCGGGTAGGGTTGTGGGTGATGAATCCGTTTCTTCTAATAGTGTTGTTTCTGATATATATTCCTGCGGCTCTGTTGTGTTTGTTGGCTGTGTTGTTTCGTCAGGAGCAGGCTCGTCTTCGTAGTCAGGAACGGTTGTCTCAGGAATGGTTGTCACGTCAGGCTCAACAGGTTCTGGAAGAGTCTCGTCAGGAACGGTTGTAGTTGTTTCGGGTTCGGTTGTTGTGGTGGCGGGTTCGGTTGTGGTTGGCGCAGGTTGAGGCTCGATGGTGGGAGTAGTTGTCGTTGTTTGAGGCGGTGTATAGGGGACTTCAGTCGTTGTTGGGGTTGGGGGAACAGTCGTTGAAGTTGTTGTGGTTGTC